GGGGATCGTTGAACAAAGGTAAACACAGCAGTCGATGCGGAATTCATTACGCAATCTTCTACTGGAACCTGAGCATCTCGCATCATTGTATATAGTGGATCTTTCTTGTCAATACGAACCCGACGATAGTAATAGTCAGAGTATCGTGGATGAAGCCCACTAGATGAATTAGCCAAGCATGAGGTAGTTCCCTCTGGCTTGATGCAAGTGATTGACTTACTTGGATTGATGCCAAGCTTCTTAGCCCAATTAAGGTTTGTCTCAATTGCTGTTTCTTTCAGGTAACTAAGAACATGCTTTAGTTTGCCGTGGCCTAGTAGACCAGACATAAGCTTGTTGTCAAAGATACCTGTCATTGATACACCAAGGAGTCGTTCCTCTGTGCAGTTCTTCTCCCACGAACTATCCATCTTCGACAGATAGGGGTAGTGAGTGAACATGCTTTGTACTGTACCAATGATTGTTGCCATCTCAATCTTCTTAGCAAGAGTCTCTGGTGTATCGCTTGCGCGGACAACAACAGTAGATAGATTACAGAATTGATTGGGGCGTAGGATGATTTCACTGCATGGGTTTGTGCCATACATGATATCAGGATCTCGCTCTGCCTTCTTTGCAATCTCCTTCATGGCATCTCTATTGCAGATACCACGCTCTCCACTGTGTGAGTTGAACAAGTCTGTCCATTCTTCTAGGAACTGACCCATGCATGGTCTACCATTGTAGACAGCTGAGTTGTTCGCTAAAGCGCGGTGGTTTGATTGTTCCCACCACGCACCACTCTTGCAAGTAGCCATCTCTCTGTCGGCTAGATCACTCAGGCTAATCATGGCAGAGCGGCGTACACCACCCACAATGACTGACTGTGCAATCTTGCAGCAGATATCGTGGCACTCTAGCGGAGATAGTCTCCTGCCTTGTGCCTTGTAAAATGTCTGAGTAACAAAGCGGAATACTTCTTCAAGTGGAGCGGGGCCGCTTGCACGACCGCCGAATGTCTTAAGTCTTTCGCCAGACTTACGCACCTTACTTGTGTCCCACTTATAATGATTACCCTTATAGAGGTTGTCGATGAGCTGATAGAGCGCATCGCACCAACCCTCACGGCTATCCTCAACATACATCACAGTATCAAACTGCTTGTTGATTGTTGGGATAGTAGATAACTTATCTGTGCAGCGGCGTTCGACACTATAGCCTACACCTGTACCGCACATTAGAATATACATTAGGTTGGAGAATGATTGGATTGAATCAATCTCCAGATAAGAGCAATTGTACAGAGCAGTATGATCTCTATCAAGAGCTGGCCCTGCGGTCATAAGACCACGCATACTAGGCAGCACTTCTAGATTTAGAATTGCATCCCGAATGTCTGGGCGCTCTGATAGGAAGGGAACCTTCGTAGTGAAGTAGTTCCACCACCGATCTACTGTCTCATCCCAAGTCTCTCGTCTATTAGCTTCTGGTAGCCAGCGACTATATCGGCTGACTGCAATGAATTGTTGGAATGTATCCATATCTGTCCTTCTTAAACGGCTAGATTCTTATAAACCTGTACTTCCAAAACCACCAGTTCCTCTTGTAGTCTCTGGGAGTTTATCGACAGAGATGAAAGGGAACTGAGTTACTGGAATAAACACAATCTGTGCAACACGATCACCCTTATTTAGAGCGACAGTCATAGCACTATTGTTGACAAGTGATACAAGAATCTCACCACGGTAATCAGAGTCAATGACACCAACGGAGTTACTTAAGGTAACACCCTTGTTTGCCAAGCCGGATCGTGGAAAGACAAGACCAACATAACCAGAAGGAATGGCAATACTAATTCCTGTCGAAACTAAGTGGACACTTTTGGCACTTAGCAGTACATCACAAGCCACCTTTAGATCAGCACCCGCAGCACCAGTAGTCTTATACTCTGGTTTACAGCGGGGATCATGGGATACCATAGGTATACCCTGTGGGCTGTGGTTATAGGATTGAATATTGTATTGATTAGGATCAGTATAGGTTCCTGACTCAGCATCATAGCAAGTAACATTAGTCTCCATTAGTATCTCCTTGGTTATCAGTCTTAGTAGCTCCAACTATTGGGCTGAATAGTCGAACTGTTTTAGTTTTCTTATCGAACTCATTGTGGCGTAGAATACGCACACATCTAGCCATAGCTAAGCAGTACTCGTAGTCGTACTTACTACCATCTTGGGGCTTAGCTTGGTCATAAGCTGCCAAAACAGCAGCCGTCCAGTTGTATTGGGGTATATGCTTCAGCCATTTATCCGCCTTGGCTGGCCCCCACTTCCAGATACCGGGGATATTATCGGTCGTATCTCCGGTAATCCATTGCTTATGGAAGTTTAGATCCGCCGTATAGTCATCCACAAAGGTAGGGTCGGCTTCCTTATCGGGGTTCCAATGCCATCCGGGGACAGACCGTAGATCCTTGTCGATGGTTACAGCCAAAGATTTACCAGAGGAAGCCCCCATACCCATGATATCATCCGCCTCTAGGGTAGGGATCTCCACGATATCATGCTTCCTAATAAGCTCTAGGGCGTAGTCCATGCAGTCTGGAGTCTGCTTCTTAACATCCCGGTGGGCCTTATAAGATTCCCAGAATGTCCTGCGGAAGTTATCCTTACGGGAACAAGACATAGCAATGAACACTTTCTTAACACCTACTGGTGTCCATGCCTGAATGTCATGCTCAATACGCATGGGTAACTCATCCACTCCCTCTTGATCGGCCCAGAAAGCAGCACGATAACAAATAATATCTCCGTCTAGGATTGCAGTCTCAGGTCTTTTTGTGCTGCTTAGTGTTGTCATTATCATCTCCTTGGTTAATAATCATGTCAATAATTTCTTTGATGATAGTCTCTGGGTCTGGCTCTCGGTCATCTCTAGATGAAGTACAAAGCTCACATGTACATAGAGTATCAAGAAGGGATTCAGCAGTTATATGGAACCACTCTTCAAATCTATTAGTACACTTTGTTTTGTATTCCTCAAGAGTACCTTCATTCTTAATCACATAGTGGAACACTTCATTATAATCCTTATCGCCAGCCTCAATCTTGTTGGCTAGCTCTTCGGATTCATGCTGCCTCCACTCAGCATCGTGGTCTTCTAGTTCACGACCTGATGCACTAATGAACACAGTCAATGCCCGTAAGTCACGGGCGCAGGCGATCTCATTCATGTAACGACAGTCATCAACAATGATAACCTTTTCGTGCCATGTAGTTGGATCAGTCTTTAGTGCTTTCTGTTCCTGCTCGTAGATGAACTTGACCTTATCTCTAAACTTCTTTACCCAATAGTCTTCATCCTGCTCTCGCATGGATGAGCCTAGGGTTTGGCAAAACAAGCGATACTCTTCCGCATTCTTTTCTTTAGTGTATCCTTTTTCTTTTGCCTCATCCTTTAAAGCCTGAGCAAACGGCAATAGGATTGGGGTGTAGCCGTTGTTATAGGCATACTCACTTAACCACTTTGCTAGTGTTGTCTTTCCCACACGGGCGGGACCACCTAACATTATTACTATCATGTAGAATCTCCCATAGTTCTTTAGGTGTAAAAAGGTAAGGAGTTTCCCAACCTTTGAATCGTAAGTAATCACAGATGAAAGTGATACAGCTGGCTGGTTGTTTCATTCCAAGAAACTTACCACCAATTTGATAAGCAATCATCTTCCAAATATTAGGCTTCTCATAATTACTGGCGTAGGAAATATCAAGTTCATTCATATCCAGTTCGCCTAAATCATAAGAGTAATACTTCTTCACTCCCATCTGTAGTAGTAGCTCCAACTTTAGGGCGCGTATGGGATTGTTGTGAGTAACAATAAAAGCAAATGGTTTATTTATATTGAACTCAATATGAGCATGAGTATGACGGCTCCAAGAAAGTAAACGAACGATGTAATACCATTTTTTCTGGAGCGGCTTGAAATCGTAGAACGCAATCTCAGCCTTAACTTTCATAATAGATAGGCATCTTTAGATAGGTTGCGAGTGAATGTTCAACTCTTGCACCTTCTGAATGTTCCCATCCATGAAGCATAACTAAAGCGTCCGATGCCAGTATTGCGTTGATGTCTCTTTCCATGCATGAGCGGAGATGATCCTTTGAATCTTCAGCCGTGCTAGGATCAAAGCCCTCATCCTCATCCATCCTTGCTGGATTAAAGATACGCTTGACCATTGGATTCTTTAGCCACTTCTGTTCCGCATTATAGAATGCAGGAAAGTTGTGGCTTGGATATCCTCGCATCGGTCCTGCAATATAAATCGTTAGTCCTTCCATTGTAACTCCTTAATGGGTTTCTGCCCAAGTATTGCCGACACGATACTCGGCATCAATACGAATGTTTAGATTAAGTAACTCTCCTGCCTTGGTTGCAGCAGCAGTAACAGCCTTGCCGAAATCGTCGGCACAAGACTTAGGACAAGAGTATTGTAGTTCGTCATGGATATAGGCCAGCTGGTGTGCCCTGTGGCGCATCGCTTCCTTGCTGGCCTCTACCATCCAGTACTTACTTACGATGGCTCCTGAGCCTTGCAGCAGGGTGTTAAGGGCCGCGTGTTCGCTGCGTACCGGAACCTGTCTACCATCAGGCAGTCGTACCTTACCTGTCTTGACAGTTTCAAATCGAACAGCATCCTGAACCTTAGCAAGTGCAGGGATTTCTTTCTGAAACCGTTCGCGTAACTTACGAGCATCAGATACAGAGCAGTCACAAACCAAAGCAATCTTCTTATCACCAGCACCGTAGAGATAAGCATAGATAAATGACTTGGCTAAGGAACGACTAGACAAACCAGCAGCATGTTGATTGTGGGTATGAATGTCTCCGGTTAGTAGAACCTTTGCATATTCACCATTGTCGTACTTCGCCATGAAGTGAGCAAGCATACGCAGCTCAAGGCCAGATAAGTCTGCACCTACAACTACATCACCGGGGTCTGCAACCCACAGTTCTCTTGCACGATGATCACCACTAACCTGTGCAATGTTAGGTTGGCTGTGTGTGCAACGACCAGTAGCAGCACCTTGTGCATTGATGTTACCGTGGATACGGGTATCTCTGCTGTTGTTTGCTCTGGTGTTCCAATCCTCAACCATACCCATAAGCTTGACCGTGTTAAAGTACTCAGTCAGCTTCTTTGCTTCGGGGTATTCAAGAGTAGCAAGCACTGCTTCGTCTACCTTTGGATTACCCTTGTCAGTTAGCGGTGGCTCCCACCCATACTTATCAGTTAGACGAGCAGCAATCTGCTGTCGGCTACCGGGATTGAAGGTTTCGATCTTGTCCTTCAGCCTCTTGCCTGTCTTCTCTGAGTGTCGGATGATGATTCGGTCAGGAAAGATCTGACGCATTTCATCTTCGATACCAAGCTTCTCAAGCATAAGTGTTTGATACAACCGATCTCCAGCATCGCGGTCATAATTAAATCCATGTTCGACTTGCTCCATTAAAACCTCAGACACACTACTCTCAAACCGAACAAGCTCCTTGTTCTTAGTGATGAATGACTTCTGTGCTTGATAGATAGCCATGCCTAAGCGGGCATCTTGCAAACAGTAAGTACCCATCTCATCTGAGTATTGCTGCCAGCCTCCAGTGTAATCCATCTTGGGAAACTTTAAGTGTTTGCCCCAAGACTCCAGCGAGTTATCACCAATAGGATGATTGTTGATATCTGGATACATTAACTTGCTGATAACTAAAGTATCAACAATGCATTTCGGTCGCGCCATCCCGTACAGTCTACGCATTACGGGAAAATCGTAGCCCCAGATATTGTGCCCGATAATTACGGGCATCTCACTAAGGTACTTGACCAGATCTTTCATCTGGTGTTCTAACCAAAGGATGGGTTCCTCGTCATTGACCTTCGTTGCGGCACATAAAACTCTTGTAGCTTCTGTATATGGCTTGCCCTTGCTGTCAAGCACAAGCTCTCCTAATCCGTTACCTTCGATGTCAAGGACGCATACTTTCATTTAGTTCTCCTCTGGTTCAAATACTAACGAGCCATCCTCAGCAACGGCAAAGCCAATCTCTTTGAGGCGACCTGTAGTATGGTCATAGAATAAGGTAGCAGCAATTCCTGCTCTACCTGTCAGTCGATTCTTAAGTACACGCACAATAGTAGTATTAGCAATTTTGTCATCAGCATTCTGTCTGTCACGCTCTAGTGCAACCACTGTGTTAGGTACACTAGCAAGCGCACCTGATCCACGAAGATCTTGCAGCGTGATACGATCACCTTCCTCATAGGCTTTCTCAGACTTCTTGAGCTGAGATACAATGTCAATATGCACACCAGTTCGGACAGCCAAGGCGCGTAGTTCCTTCATAAGTGTATCAATAATGATACGCTCTGAACCGCCACCCTCTACATCCTTGTCATGCATACCCATCAGACCAGCAGCAGCTGCCGTGATATGGTCAAGTACAATGACCTGAACACCAAGCGATACAGCCATGAATTCCATACGAGCAAGTAGATTCTGCATTGCGTTGTTGCCAAGGTGGTCGTAGATATAGAAGCTAGTCTCACTTAGCTTACGCTTAGCAGTGTAGTACTCGTCATCAGTAAGATCATCAATCATCTGCATATTGATTGGGTTCTTACCCATCTGTACCCGCAGTTCATTCATCATGCGGCAGGCACGGATAGCACGGACTGGCTTGTTAAGCATAAGACTAATCATGTCATCCATAGTCTCTTGCGGAGACTCCTCAAGCATGATGCAGCCTACGCTGCGACCCTCTGATAGATGGTGCATCATCAGCTCACGCAAGATAGTAGACTTGCCTGAGCCTGTACCTGATGCCCATAGGGTAATCTCACCACCACGCTGCCCAATGAGGAACTCGGATAGTCCATCATATGGGAAGGGGTAAACCTTAGATGCTGTGATTGTCTCAGAAGTATCCACGATCTTAGAGATATGCAGGATCTCATCGGGAGAATACTGATGGGCTTCCCAGATAGCAGACACAAGCTGCTTAGTCTGGGCATTAACAAGACACTCATTAGCATCCTTATAGGGAAGCTTGGCAATCTTGCACTTACCCGGAGGCAACAGTTCAGCCACCTCATTAGCAGCCTTGATACCCGGCTCATCCATATCAAAGCAAAGGACAACCTCTGCATATGAATTGATGAACTCAAGGTTATCACGGATAGACTTGGCAGCAGACTGCGCTCCATTGGGAATGGAGACTACGGGCCATGTACCACCAAGTACCTGATTGACAGTCATGCAGTCAATCTCACCCTCAGTAATTACAAGTCGCTTACCACCTGTCTTCCATAGGTTCTGACCATACAGTTCAGCACCCTTAGCAGAACCACGCCAAGCAAATTGCTTGTTAGGTCCACGCAGATGCTGGCCGATCATCTCACCATTCTGGTAGTAGTTAGCGACATGTACTTCCTTGCCGTTGACCTTGGCTACCTGATAGCCATACAGTCGGCAAGTCTTCTCCGTAATACCACGATCCTCAAGATCAATGTAAGAGCCAGTGATAACCTTAAATTCTTTAGGTGTCGTTTCCATAACATCAGTCATCTCTTTTCCTTTTGTATTACGGTGGTATCCACACTTGAAACAATAAACATGATCGTCGTACACGGCAAGGTTATCACCGCTACGATCCTCACCTTTACCTACGCAGCGCGGACATTCCGTTTTCTTTTGAAATAAACTCATTCATTAAATTTCCTCAAAGCGGTGTAGATGTCGTGGCTTGATCGCATTGATTGTACGCACCATAGTCAGGAGAAGATCCTGAGATAAAGTGAATGCAACCACAGGCTCATCTTGGCTAGTGCGTAAGCCGTCAGAATTCATCGACTCGTAGATCATACAGTATGCATAATCGTTCTCTGCGGAGAAGTCTACTTCCATGTAGTATCTATCTGATGGAAGTAAGTCATGCCCAACAGTAATCTCTGGACCAGAACCAACGGGAAAGTTCATCTTCAACCACTCATTCGTTTCTCTAGTTTCCATTATTCATCCTTTCCTTTACCCCAACCAAGCTCGGTTGAGTAGGGATTCTTTAGGTTTCTGAACACACCAGCGATCTCATTCCTTAATGAGTCGCGGTCATTAACAAGTTTGTCATACTTTGCTTGCGTCGATGTGCCATCAGTTTCGATGCGACCGATCTTATGACTCATCACAGCAAGATCGTAAACCATTTCTTCAAGTTCGATTAGTGTTTTAGTTTTCATATGGTGTTGTCCTTAAGTAAGTAACCCCATCCTCTTGCTCTTGCTGCATCGGGAATGGAAAGCCTACCATGAATAGCATCATAAGCTACCAGTTCACGACGAGCATCATCTCTTTCCTTAACTACCCACTCTAATTCTTGAACAACCTGAGATAAGGGATCGTCACTCATTTGTGATCCTTGAAGCAATCCCAACCGTTCAGTTCTGCTAGTTCTTGTGGCGCTCCAAAGAATGGAGTCTTTGGTGGGCTGCATTTGCACTCACACACTTCCCTCCTCGCCTCGTCGCGCTCGGCGGTAAGCAAAGCTATCTTAATATCTTTTTCATCCATAAATAATCTTACCTTCCTCGTTAGAGTAAACGATTCGATCAAATACATGGGAACACCAAGGCATGCAGAACTTGCACGGCTTAGACATCCCTAGCTTTCCCGTCTTGCTGAAGCGGTAGTTGTAAAGGACGAGCTTATCTTGTGGTACTTTAATCTTCCTAAACGCATCAAGCTCGGAGTGAAGGTAAGGGTACATATACCCAAACTCAACAGTCTTAGGGTGTGTCTTCCAGTTGTTTGTACCAACCGCGAGGAGCTGATTCTTTCTAACAATGAGAGACACATGCGCTCTGTCCCTGTTGACAGTCGTTGCGATATGTCTTGCCAAGTCATGCCAGCGTTCCATTGAGAGCCTTCCAAGATATCGGGAATGCTTCGGCGCATGCCTCATTGAGACACATGGCAACCTGTCGGCATTCGTTCTGGGCATGGGAATCAAGCCGCAGCTGGCACACACGGGCAAAGCCGTACAGAGATCCCGTCCAGTACCACTCAGTCATCATTGACTGCGGCAATACAGAACGAGCTTGCTCCGGGCACACACCATTGGCAAGCATAAGATTATAAGTAAGCAGACAATATCGCATGGCATCCTCAAAAACATCTTGTGATTCCAAAGGATCATCGACAAGATCATCCATAGATCCTTGCTTCTTGTTGTCAGCTTTCTTTCTCCAATTACCTTTAGGATTCCAAAAGGTGGGATCATAATCAACATATCGTCGGCTTACCTCATTCCAAGCAAACCCGACCTGATGCTTCTGCAATTGTCGGGCAACAAAGATGGGAGCCTTAATTCTGAATTGAAGAGTACAATGAGCGAAAGGACTCCAGTGATTATGCTTTGCCAAGTATTTAATAAGCTTGGTGTTCTGCTCTTCTGTGTAGTTGGCAGCTTCTTTGCTGAACGACACTCTAGCAGCATCGACAACCGTATTGTCTGATCCCATCTTGTCGATTAATTCAACTGAAATATGTTCGTACATTGTTCTCCTTTAGAAAAAAGCGGAGGGGAATTAACCCCTCCACTTTCAATTGTCATTAACGGATAATACAAAGTATCCGTCTTCTCCTTTAGAGGCCCACTGCTTAGAAACATGTAGTGTAGTTATCTGAGAGTCATCGTCCCAAATCTTTCCATTCATTACATCTAAGACTGCCTTGGCAAAGTTGTCGATATCTGCCTTCGGCCATCCTCTTTCAGTGGTCTTGGGTCGCTTTACATATAGCTCTATGCTTACAGCTAGCTCTCC